GGAACGCCGCCGCAAGGCAATCCGCCTTGAAGATTTTCTGTAAGGGGGCGCGAATATGGACATACTGGCAGCATTGCCGAAAACGCCGGGAATGACCCCGGAAGCGCTGTGGGTGTGGCTGAAACGCAACGGTAAAGTACACCCGCAAGAACTGATTCGGTACAAAACCACAAAGCTGGCCGACCCCCTAACGGGCATACGGGAAAAATACGTAGCCTGCAACTGCACAGCCTGCGGGGAATCGTGGCATACAACAATAGCATTGCCGGGTGAGGGCGGCACATACCCGTACTTTGACACCGAAGAAGGGCCGAGACGCAACGGCGAAACAATACACTGCCCGAACTGCGGCACGGCGGCGCTGGTGGCACACGAAAAGCGCCTTGACCGCTGGCCCATCGTAAAGAAGGCATACCCATGGGAAATCCGCAAAGCGGGCGGCTGTGTTATGTTTATCTGCTGGGCCGTAATTCACGAAACCGGGTACGACTGGGAAAGCACAATCGTGGAACAGCGCAACGCCTATGTTATCGACCCCGGCGGGCACTGGCACCGATTCACAGCAATGGACCGCAGCGGCTATTCCAGTATGTCAACCATGTATTATACGGGCTGCTGGTATGAAATGCGCCGCTTCCAGGTTGCCGACGGCAATTTTTCAGCAATCCTTCCGCACCCTGCCGACGTGTACGAGGGTACACCGCTGGAAAACGCAAAGCTGGAACTGCTGGAAGAACAGGCGCAGGGAATTGACCTTCTGCACTATGCCCGGATATATATGCGGCACCCGGAAATTGAAAACATTGCCCGCAACAGCCCGGCACTGTGCGCGGCGCTGGTGGGCTTGACCGCCAGCCAAAACGGCGGCCTGTCCGTCACCGGTCTGGACTGGGTAAACTGGAAGGCGAAGAAGCCGCACGAAGCCTTGTACATGAGCAAACCGGAATACAAGGCCGCAAGCAAAGCCCAAGGCCGCAGAGCGTGGGACATTGGGGTGCAGCAACACGCCGTTGCCGTCTGCCTGCGCAACGGGGCACCCAGGGAGTACGCCGACACGCTGGGCGGCGAAGGGGTGGCTTTTGCGGACAAGTACAAGAACATTTGGACTGTGCAGCGCTTCGGCCTGGTGCGCGTATGGAACTACATACGGAAGCAACAAGAGAGCGCCCGCAAAATTCACAGCATAGGCGGCACGGTGGGCTTTTGTGTGGACTACTGGAAAGACGCAGAACGCGCGGGCCTTGACCTTAAAAGCGAAGTTGTGGCCTTCCCGCACAGCGTAACCGAAGCCCAGGCCAGGGCAACGGCTGCAATCCGTTACAGGGAAGACGCAGCCCTGCGCGGCAAATTCGAGAAAATGGCAAAGCGCCTGCAAGCACTGCGCTGGGAATACATGGGCCTTATTATCACCCCGGCGGAATCCGAAGAACAGCTGATCCTTGAAGGCAAGGCGCTGGGCCATTGCGTCGGCGGCTATGGCAAGGCGCATTGCAGCGGCGAAAGCATTTTCTTTATCCGACACACCGAAAGCCCAAGAGAATCCTATTTCACGTTGCAGCTGGACACGGCCACGGGTAAGGTTTTGCAGAACCGTGGCCGGCACAACTGCGCAAGAACCCCGGAAGTGGAAGCGTTTGAACAGGCATGGCTTTGCCAAGTCGTCAAGCCATGGCTGGACCACAAACAGAAGACCGTAAATCCGAACCACGCCAAGACGGCGGCAGCATAACAGGAGGAACAGACAATGGAAGACACGAAGCAGCTTACCCTTATGGGGAATGAAACGCCGGAACAGGCGGAAGCCATCGGCCTGCATTATGAGATTGTGAGCGCCGCCCAGGCTGCCGCCAGCAGCCTGCTTGACCTGGGCCGCAAACTAAAGCGTATGCGCGACAGCGGCAAATATAAGGCGCTGGGCTTTGAGACCTTCGGAGACTACACAGAGCAGGCCGTCCACATTCGCCAGCGCCAGGCTTATACTTACATCAGCGTTGTGGAGAAGCTACCCGCGCAGCTTATTGAAGAAAACGCGGCGGCGGGCGTTACGAAGCTGGCACTGCTGGCAAAACTGGGACCGCAGGACCGGGAAGAAGTGGCCGGAGACCTGGCAAATATCACCGTTACCGAGTTGCAAAAGCTGATTGACGAAAAGAACGACATGGCCGAGCAGCTTTCTCTTCTGTCCGCACCGCCTGCCGCCGAAGCGGAAGCCCATGAAGTTGACGTTGAAGCCGAATTGAAAAAGGCCGCCGACCAGGCCCGCGCGGAAGCCGAAGCCAAAGCGGCGGCAGACCTGGAAGCCCTGCGGGAACAGCACCGCAAGGCACTGGAAGAAGCCGAAGCCAAACAGGAAGAACGACTCCAGGCCGCCCGGCGGGAAGCTGAAAAGGCCGCCGCCGAGAAAATCCGCCAAGCCAAGCGGGACGCAGAAGCCGACGCGGTAAGGCGTGAAGCAGAAGCCGCAGACAAGGCCCGCAAGGCAGCTGAACGAGGGCAGAAAGAAAGAGACCGCGCCGAACTGGAAAAGGCCCAGCAGATTGCCGCAGAAGCCCAGGAAAAGGCCGACACGCTGCAAAAGAAATTAGGAATTCAGCAAAGCCCGGCGGGCGCAAAGTTTGCCTTGCTTTTTGAGGACGTGCAGCAGAAAGCGGCGGCAATTATGGACCTGGCCGACGAAATGCGCGACAGCGGGCAGCAAGAACTTGCGGACAAATTCACCGGCGCGCTGGCAAAAGCACTAAAAGAACTAATTAAGCAGGTCGAGTAACATTTTCACCACAAAAGCGCGAAAGGAGAAGAAAAAATGACGACCGATACAATCTGGTTCTGGTGTGCAATGATGGCCTATATTTTTATTGCCTTGCCGATAATTCCACTTGTCGGGGCATTTGTGATTGCGATTGTTTCAAGCCTTGCCGTTGGAGTATATCAGCGTGCCGTAAAACATATCCGGGTTATAACCTGCGCGAAGTGCAAATACTGGGCAACTGTTGATTGCCCACTGTATGGGGAAAATACCGCCGACGACTTCTGCAGCAAAGCAGAAAAATGGGGGAAATAATACCGATGTTTTACACATTGTATCAAGCATTTGTAGGCGGTTTTGAAAACACAATGAGGTTTGCGGCTATATTAACCGGGGCCGTGGCCGCCGTGGCTGTTGTCCTGCTGGCGGCCTGGCTGATTGTTCGCACGCTGGGCAGGCTGGCCGCTGCCGCCTTCGACGGAGCAACCGCCGCGCTGGCAAAGCTATGGAACAGGACGGGCTACAAACCGAAAACCAAATGGGGGCGGGTAATCGCCGCAGGGGGGCAAACAGGTGGAGAGCGCAAAGAAAAAAGAGATTCTGAACAGCTACCTTGAAGCGTCTAAAGAATGGCGCTACTGGAAGGACGAAACCGAACGGCTTATGGTAGCAGCCACCGGCGCTTCCCCTTCTCTGTCGGGTATGCCACACGGCGGCGGCACAGGCACAAGCAAGGTTGAACTTGCGGCTGAATCCCTGGAAGACGCGCGCCGGGAACTGACAGCAGCCGCCAGCGCAATGAGCAAGGCGCGCCGCCAAGTGCTGGCCGTTATCAAAACCGCACCGACAGCAGACCAGCGCATAGTCCTGCGCCGCCGCTATATCAACGGTATGAACTGGGAACAGATTGCGGAAGCCTGCGGGAAGTCGCGGCAATGGGCCACAATGACCCACGGTGAGGCTTTGAAAAAAATATTTTTGAAAAGTTAAAACCCGCATGACGGTGCGGAAAACGCGGCTTTTTACTTGTCAAAAGTTTACAAAACTTTACATTACTTGCTTTTTGTTTACATTCGGTTTGTGATATATTCAAACTGCAAAAGCCAGGCGGGAAAGCCTGGCTTTTTCTATACCCAGAAAAGAAAGAAGGCGGGCCGCATGAAGAACACCGAAAAAGAGAAAGAGGAAGAAAAGCGCTGCGCCGCCTGTGCGTGGCGTGACAGGAAAACGCTATGGCGAAGTATAACCCGGATTCGTGGCCCGCTGTATGGGTTTTGCAGTTGATTGCAAACGGCAACCTGCACAGCTTCTACACAAGCCGCGAATGGAAACGCCTGCGGCGGGAAGTGTTAAAACACCAGCGCCGCCGCTGCTGGGACTGTGCGCACAAAGCGCCCGCTGTGAATACACGCGGCGTTACTGTCCACCACGTCAAGCCGCTGCGCGAACGGCCTGACCTTGCCCTGTCTGAATACGACGAAGCCGGGAACATCAACCTTGTTTGCTTGTGTGCTTCCTGCCACTGGGACCGGCACCACAAGCGGGCCACGCCTGCCACGCCGGAACGCTGGTAATTTTACAGCCTACCCCCCGCCCCGTGAAATCAAAATTTCCCGGCGGACGGAGACCGAGGAACAGCCCCGACAAAGCCGCGAGGTTGCGCGCGCGAGGAAAAAATGGGCCAACAAAAGGCCGCCAACAAATACGCCCGTGCGCGGGTACCTTATATCCGCAATTTTTAGGGGGTGCTGCAAAAAGCCGAAAAAATCACGCATTTTTGGAAAGAGGGTGCAGAAATTGACGAAGAAGGAAAAGGAAATCCGGGCAAGCCTGGAAAAACAGCTGAAGGACTGCGGAGCCGATCTTCTGCACTATCAAGAACTTTTGGACGATTATATTTTTTTCTTCGGCATGGAGAGGAAAATGCAGGCCGCTGTAAAAAAACAGGGCTTGACCGTCACCGCAGTAAGCGCAGCCGGGAAAGAATACGACAAGGAAAACCCCGCAATAAAGGCCGCCGCCCTGTATAACCAGCGTATGCTTCACATCTTGCGCGAAATGGGGCTGACAACGGCCACTTGCAGGCCGCCGGAAACAGACGGAAGCGGCGACCTGGGATGAATCCGAGAATACAAGCCTATATTGACATTGTGGAAAGCGGCGAAATACCGATGTGCCGCGAACAGCTGCTGCTTATCAAGCGTGTAAAGGCTGCGTTTGAGAATGAGAAAATACACGTTGACGATGAACAGCTGGACCGTTATATGGGCCTGCAAAAATATTTTGAATACAAACTTTTGCCGTGGGAAGAATTCGTTTTCGCACTGCATAACTGCACCTACACAGAAAGCGGCGCACTGCGCTGGCCCATTCTGTTTATTGAGGTTGGACGCGGCGCGGGAAAAAACGGCTACCTGGCCTATGAAGATTTTGCGCTTGTCACCCCCATAAACGGGGTGAAGCATTACAATATTGACATTTTCGCCACGGCGGAAGACCAGGCGCGCGCGACCTTCGACGACATATACGAATTGCTGGACGGCAACAAGCCTTATTTTCAAAAATTCTTTACCTGGACAAAAGAAGAAATTGTCAATAAGGCGACCATGAGCCGGATAAAATACCACACCAGCGCCCCAAAGACAAAAGACGGCGGGCGGCCCGGCAAGGTGGATTTTGACGAACTGCACGCCTACGAAAATTCCAAACTAATCGACGTTGCGGTGGGCGGTCTGGGCAAGCGCCGCCTTCCCCGCCGCACGTTCATAACCACACAAGGCGACGTGCGCGACGGCCCGCTGGACAAGTACACGGCTAGGGCCGAAAAGGTCCTTGAAGGCAACACCCCGGACAGCGGATGGCTGTATTTTATTTGCCGCCTGGACAGCGACGCGGAAATTATGCAGCCCGAAATGTGGGGCAAGGCAAACCCGTCTTTGTACGACCCAACACGCACGGAGCTACTGGAAGAAATCAAACTTGAATTCGAGGAATACAAGGAAGACCCAGCGGGCCACGGCGCTTTTGCAACAAAGCGAATGAACCGCCCGCAGGGCGACAAGGAAGCCGAAGTCACCAGCTGGGAAAATATTCTTGCAGCTTCCCGCCCTATCCCGGAAGGAATCGGCCTGGAAACGCACCCGGCGGTTTGGGGCGTTGACTACGCCAGCACGCAGGACTTTGTTGCCGCTGGCGTACTGTGGGAAATCCAGGGAATTTATTACTGGATAACGCACACGTGGGTTTGCGCCCAAAGCAAGACGCTTTCGCGGGTCCAGTTTCCGCTTGCAGAAGCAGAAGCACGCGGGGAATTAACGATGGTAGACGCGCCGGAGATTGACCCGGAAACGCCGGTCAACTGGATTGTGGAACAAAGCGAAAAATACAATTTGCTGCTGGGCGGTATCGACCATTACCGCTACACCCTGCTGTCGAAAGCCTTCGCTTCGGCTGGATTCAGCACAGACAAGCGCACCGGGAATGTAAAACTGACATACACGCCGGAACAATCCCAGGTTGCGCCCATCATAACAAGCGCGTTTACAAGCCAACGCATTGTTTGGGGCGACAGTATGCTAATGCGTTGGTACACAAACAACGCCTGCCGCCTTATCGACAAGCGCGGCAATATATCGTTTGGAAAGTATGAGCCAAAGAGCCGGAAAACGGACGGCTTTATGGCAATGGTTGCGGCCTTCGTGGCGGCAGTCATCAAGCAGGACGAAATGCAGGCAGCGGACTATTCTTCCACCGACCTGCCGGACGTTTACACCTACTAAGACCAACGGAAAGGGGGTGAAATTTTGAAATTTGCAAACTTTGTAAGCAGTTTGCTGGACCTGGCCCCGCGCGACGCTTCGGGCAACATCGTCCTGCAAGGCACAACCGCAGAACAGCGGCTGAATGTCGAGGAACTGGCCGTCTTTTCGACCATTGATCTGATTGCTTCGGCGGCTTCCCTGTGCGAGTGGCGCACCTACCAGGCCGGGGCGCGGAAGAAAGGCGAAGACTGGTACAGTTTCAACGTAGAGCCGAACCCAAACCAAAACGCGGCGGAATTCAAGCGCCTGCTTGTGGCCCGCCTGCTGCGCTTCAACGAAGCGCTGGTTTTCGAGCGCGGCGGCGCGTTGTACCTGGCCGACAGCTTCACACGAACCGAGTATGCCTTCCGGCCTTGTGTGTATACCGGCGTTACCTGCAACAATTTAACGCTTTCCTACACGCTTACGGAGCCGGACGTGTTTTATTTTCGGCTGGCAAACCAGGACGCTGCCACACTGCTGGCTAACCTGCGCGGCCTATACAGCGAAGCGATGAAGGAAGCACTGGACAAGTACAAGAAGTCGGGCGGGCGCAGCGGTATACTGGAAATTTCCGGCCAGGCCCGTGGCAAAAAGACGTTTGAAACCGACCTGGACAAGCTGATGAACGAGCGATTCAAAACGTTTTTCGAGAACAAGAACGCCGTGCTTCCCCTGCTTGATGGTTTCCACTACGTCCCGCAGGACGGAGCAGCCACGCAGAAGGGTGCAAACGAAATAAGCGACTTGGACAGCCTTATCAAACAGGCCCAAGACCGCGCCTGCAACGTCTACCACGTCGCACCCAGCCTACTGCGCGGCGAAGTTACAAACATTGACGAAGCTATCCGCAGCACGCTGTCCTTCGGCGTAAAGCCGCCGCTGCGGCTGATTGAAACCGAAATCAACCGCAAAGCCTACGGCAAGGACGTGCTGAACGGCTGGAAGATGATGGTTGACACTACGCACATTCGCCTTGTGGACGTTTTCGACGTGGCCGACAAGGCCGACAAGCTGGTGCAGGACGCGCTTTATAACGTCAACGAATTGCGCGAAAAGTTTGAAGACGACCCGATTCCCGAAAAGTGGGCAAGCGAGTACAACCGCACCAAAAACATGGAGAAAGTACAGCCGCAGGCTGCGGCACCGAAAGGAGGTGAGAAGTAAAGAATGAGAATCGGAATGGAAGCAGTTATGCAGGCCGGAACGACCGGGAAGACGTTCAATTTTTGGCTGGTGGACACTATCGCCCCCGACCAAAAAACGCGGAACTGGTACACCGGCGAGGAAACCACCGTGGAAAGCAAGACCAGCCAGCGCTACTTCGTCGATAACCTGGACAGCGCGGCGGCTGGCGACACCGTAAACCTGTATATTAACAGCCTGGGCGGCAGCGTGAAGGAAGCGCTGGGCATTTACAGCACCCTGCGCCGCTGCCCTGCCACTGTCGTGGCGTACATTGACGGCTACGCCGCTTCTGCGGCTTCTGTCATTGCTATGGCGGCGGACAAAATCATCATGCCGCGCAATACCTGCATGATGGTACACAACGCCGCCGAGGCTGCCTACGGCAACGCAACACAGCTGCGCAAGGCTGCCGACGACCTGGAAGTCATTAACCTGGCGGCAATTCAGTCTTACATGAACAAGGCGGGCGACAAGCTGCCCGCCGACAAGCTGTCGGAACTGCTGAACGCGGAAACCTGGCTGACCGCCGAAGACTGCATGAAGTACGGCCTGGCCGACGAATACGCCGACACAGACGCGGACCTTGACGAAGCAATCCGGCAGTACCGCGCCGCAATGGAAGCCGCCCCGCAAATGCAGCTTGAAAAAGCAATGCCCAGTTTCATGCCTGCCGCAAAAGCCCCCGAAACCGCCCCGCCGCCCCCGGCGGAGCCTTCCCCCGCTTCCCCGGCGGAAACC